CGGGATTTTGCGGCGGTGTACTACGACTACACCGCCGCTTCTGTGATCTCCAATTGTGGAGATTTTCATACACTGAGAAATTTCTAAGATTCTCGTATAGGTTCCGGCTGATTAGGGTAATATCTATTTAGCCCCAATTGGCGCCGATTGGGGTACCCGATAGCCAGATGATTAGAGAGATTAGGAGATAGAGATATGGCTAATACCAGTGATGTTTTTACGCGAGCACAGGTCAAGTACGTAGACACTGAGCAAATTACGAGCCGTAAGGGTGATGTTTATACGATAGTCGCGCTCAAGGCTGAGGGTGTGGGACTTATCAAGTGTTTTGTGCCTCAAGATTGTGATTTGCCCGATGATTTGATGATGGGCGACGATTTGGTCGCTTCCTTCGCACTTCGCACGGATGCAAGGCTTAGTCTCGGCCTTGCGCTTATCGCACTTGACCGGCCGACTACGGCCTCCGTCTGATGTATCCGTCGCCAGAGCAGTGCGAGTTGGTAATCCAGTGTGTCGCTGGTATTACCTTGCTTGATGCTGCTATGCTCGCCGCGTTTTGCGCCTATGTGTTCTGGAGTGCGACGCATCATGGGTGAGCTTGTCGTAGTTGGTGTCTGCGTTGGTTTTACTTTTACTACCTGCGCATATGCAATGGGTTGGACTATCGCGCAGGTAAGGCGTCTTATCTGGTCCATTAGGTAGGGGGTGATTCGATTTCATGTTTAGCTCCGGACTTTTTCCAATTGTTTCTACAGGTCTAGTTGTTTTGGAGGGAGGTACACCGTCCGTGATTGAGAAGATAATTAATGCGCTGATGACTACCCTTAATTCCATGCAGGGTCAAATCATCGATATTATTACTGGTGCGTTGGGCACCTTTGCTCCGATACTCATGACTATGAGTGTCGTTTGGTTGGCTATCAATCTCTATCAGAGGTTTACGGCCCGCGCTGGTCGCTGATAGGAGGTTGTTATGCTGCTGCTAGCTGTGCTTGAGGGTGCTCCTTCTGATATAGCTGGGACTTTGCAGCAAATCGTGAGTACTCTCGGTGATTTGCCGGGAGTACTTTTCAAGTTGGTTTGGGACCCAGCCTTGCTCAAGATTCCGGATTGGTCCTATCTTTCCAATGTTGGTCCATTCGCAGCTATTAATGGTTTGCGTCGAGTCTTAGAAGTTTTTGCTCATGGTGCGGTTGTAGTGCCCCGATATACATTTTCGTTTAATCTCCCGTTAGTCGGTCATTGGGAGCTGACTCAAGATTTTGCATGGGCAATTCCTATCATGGCTGTTTTTCGGGCAAGTCAGTTTGTATTTTTCTTGTGGTGCTTTGCAGAGGAACAGGTGCGTCATAGTCCGGTTCTTCGTTCCGCTGGTCTTACGATTGGAGGTTAGATGATAGCCTTGCTGGTTACGGGTGCTTTAGCAGTGCTCGATACGCTTATGCATGTTTTTGCGTCAGTTTGGCCGCCTGACCCGATATCGCAGGCCGTGTACTCGGCTTGTGGCGCCTTAACCAATATGGATAGTGCAGTTGGTTATGCACTTTGGTTTACGCCGATGGGGTCGATTGTGACTTTCTGCTTGGCGTGGTGGAGCGTGATGTTAGCTGCTAATTTGGCTTCGGTGGTAGTGAGTTTCATTCTCGATCACTTCACCATAGCTGTTTAATGCGTTCGGTATCTTCGCAGGTAGAGGGGGTTGTTCACTCTCTCTGCCACTTCTGGGAGGTGAGATATACAATCTTTCGGGCAACTAATCCTCGGCATGTCCCCATACGACTTTGGGCACTCGGTGCCAGGGCCACGCCAGCTGCTGGATGCATAAAATCTCTCACGATTCGAATAACAGCAGGTCACAAGGGAGGTTGCTGCACTTGCTAGCCGGCCGGCAGGCGCTCGCGAGAGGGGGAGACGTCTTCGGCCGGCTTCAGAGCGCGCGCGTTCGTTAAGTGGGGGTAGTCCTAAAAGCGCAGGTAGCCGTGCTTGTTTGGAAGCGCGCGCGGTGCTCCTCGGCGACCTCTCAGCCGAGGTTGACTATCGCGGTGCTGCGACTCGGCAATCGCGGCGACCTCCCACTCCCTTCTCTGCGTTCTTCGGTCGTGCGTCAGCACGACCTATCCAAAGCATCACCGCAGGTGATGCACACAGCAACCCCCAGCTGCGTAGTGGACGGATTTTTTGCTAGCGGGTTTTGCTAGTAAAAAATTTGTCCACGTAGCTGCTGGGGGTTGGAGCGAATGCAGCGCATTCGCTGACTGCTTACGACTTACACAACTGGAGGTGTATATATTGATTGAGATATACACTGGCTATCCGGGCACAGGTAAATCCTTGCACGTCGCTCAGCGTGTCCGGTCTGTGGCGCGTCGAGGATATCCGGTGATTTCTAATGTCAAGTACCAATTAAAGAAGGGACGGTCCATATATGTGCCAAATAATCGACTTTCGCCCGAAGCACTCGAAAAGTTTGCACTCGTGTACTGGAAGGGAAAAGGGCAGGTCAAGGAGGGGTCAATCCTCTTGGTCATCGATGAAGCACAGCTCATGCTCAACTCCCGAGACTGGCAGGACAGCGCCAGGATGTCCTGGCTCGGATTCTTCAGTCAGCACCGCAAGCTGGGTTATTCTATCGTGCTTGTTGCCCAGGTGCGCGATATGCTTGATAAGCAAATCCGCAGCTTGGCGGAGGAGTACGTGGCTCATGTACGTATTGATAGAATGCGTATTCTTGGGCCTATTATCCGCATTCTTTCCTTCGGTCATCCCGTGGTACTTTGTAGTCATCGCTATGCGGGTGTCCGTCAGGATAGTCGAGACGCGCGTTTGGGAAGCGAATATGTCATCGGTAGACGCTCGCTCTACCGAGTCTACGACAGTTACCAGCGCTGGTGATGGTATAGATGGCACGCCAGATTAAGCGCTCGTACTGGGCATTTGTTTCATACCAGCCACGAGAGGTTATCTTAGCTGGTATGATAGGTGCTCATGTTTCGTGTGCTATAAGTCCAGTGCATGATAGGGACGTTTGGGGACCGAGTGACCTCTATAATCGGATACGCAGTGCTCCCAAAGGTTCATCGGTCATCATGGCTGATGATATCCGCGTACTAGCAGATCGCGTGAAGATAGAGCAGGTCGGCTCTGCTGTGGCGCTGGATGTCCCCGATGTGGGCTTAAAGGAGCTGCCAGAGTTGCTGAGCGAGAAGAAGGCACATACACATGTGTTGCTACACTATCCTGCTGCGTGTCTTGCCGATAATGCGCTCGAATCGCTTAAAGGCTATCTAGATGTTTCATATGTGGAGCCAGTCGGGTCGCCGTCTGCCTACTACCGATATCTCTATCATGCTGACAATCCGGATAAAGCGCACTACGATTCTACCGAGGTCATTCATATTGGCGATATCAGCTCCGCGCTCGGTGAGCTCGCTAGTGATTCTTGGGAAGCGTCTAGGTCCCTTATGGAATATATATGTAGCCTGCCAGAGTCTGATAGGACATTTCGCCACGTGGTAGAATATATGTGCAGCGAGGGAAGATGGGAGGAAGCGAAAGAGCTGCGAGCACACGCATTCTTTTATAAGTCACTACTTTAGGAGGGCCAAATGATTAGTCATAAGAGGATTGATTTCGACCGCACTACTACCTTCAACGCGTGCTATTGCTCGTTGACAACGAGCTATCAAATTAAAGCTCCACTTTCGGAGCACAATATGCTTGACGTGGTTTACCTCGGCATGCGGGACCTCGATGGTAACTTTATCGAAGTTCCCTGCACATACGTTGCGGCTGAGCTAATTCGTCTATATCCGTCGTATACCACGATGACTCTGTATATGTCACCGACTGTGATTGAAAATGATGTCACTGGCGATATGGAGCTGGTCCCGCTTGTGATAGGCGCCGTGCGCGCTCGGTAGCCTTGCTCAAGCGCTGCTAGGCATATGCCCCCCACTCGCGTACGGGAGGGACCCCGAGGGGATACCCGCGCGCGAGTGGGGGGCTAATGCTATGTCGCGATTTTGCCCGAGGATTTCGCGGCGGTGTACCACGACTACACC